AAATCGCTATATATCAGACCCTACCCCGCCCCTATGACCCCTTTATACTATTAGTATCTTTATCTTTACTATATATACTAGTTTCCACGAATAAATCGTAATTTTTTGAGATTCGACCCCCACCCCCTCCATATAGGGAAACCCCCCCATAGTGATTTTAAAACCACTTGCTAAAAAATTTTTTATATGTATATATGAGTTATCGGTTAACAACCTGCGACGAGAATATATGACCATAACAGTAGAACCTGAGTTAGGTATTGAGTTTTCTCCCGATCTACCACCTGTAGATCTGAAGACGCGCACGGAATACGCAGCCAAGTCCGCTCTCGAACTTGAGAAGCATGGCCTAAACCTAAAACCAACTAAAGAAGACAAAGACGTAGCAGCAAAATTAACCGTTGCATACGCAGACAACCCCGAAAAGACTTCTAAAGCTGCTACTGTAAATAAGGTATCGGCACTTACACCTGCAAGTCTTGTGTTAACAAACAACATATTAAAAGAGTTTGGTCAGTCTGTTGTGGAGAGCGCCACTCATATACGGCACCTTGTTACTAATAAACTTCTTTTGGAGACCGAGAACCCAGACCCTAAAGTGCGTATCCGAGCTTTAGAGCTTTTAGGTAAGATGTCTGACGTTAGCTTGTTTGCAGAGAAGTCTGAGATTACAGTAACACATCAGTCTACTGATGATTTGCGTGAGAAGTTACGGGCTAAGTTAAATAAGTTAGTTAAGGTAGAAGACGATAGAAGTAAAGAGCCCGTAGTTATTGACGGTGAATCATTTGATTTAGATAAAGAGTTAGGTATAGAAAAAGATGAGTGAGTTAATTTGTAACCTGCCCTCCACCGATGTGTGGGTTAGACGAGAGTATTTAAGAGACCACCAAGACGGACATGGTGAGTTTGTAAAAGGAGTATGGGTTAGTGCAAAATCTATTCCTGGGAGAGCTTTTTACTTTGAAACTTATCTCCCTGATTATGGTGCTTTGTTTGACAAGCTGCCTATTAGTGCTTTTGTTCATGATAAGAAAACGCCAACACCTGATCTTCCTCTTAATAATTTGCAATTTTGGAATTGTATGGATTATGGCGTTGCTGCTATTCATAAACAATTTATAGGTTCTATGGACTATGAGGTGTTAACCAGAGATTTTGGTAAGCAAACGGGTACATATATAGCGACTATTGACAATTATCATGCAGATATAAACGCGGTAGACTATAGTACAGCCGAAACACCAGCCGAGCATAAGTCTTTTAACCTGCTTGAATTNGATAATGGTCAGTATTGTCTGTATCCTAACAACAGAATGAGGGTTTATGACAANTCTTTGACNCCACAAGCACCATTACAGCCAGATTTTAAGGTTAGTACAGTAGAATATCAGGTTGAGAATGGAAATATGACCCGATTAGGTGACACTGACGAGTATTATTGGAAAACTAAGGATGAATGACGCTGTTATTGATTTTTCTGAGAACGAAATCAGCACTATGTTGGCTAATTTAGACCAATATACGCCTGAAGAGGTACAGGAGATCGATAAATTAGTTGATGAGCTAGGAAAACGTAAGAATGTCAAGATCGTGTACGATGATCTTATAGCATTTTGTAAGCACATGCAGCCAGATTACATTGTGGGTAAGCATCACAGGATACTTGGAAACATGTTAATGGATATTGAGCAGGGTAAGAAAGACAGGATATGTGTAAACATACCACCTCGTCATGGTAAGTCACAGCTAGTGTCTATCTTCTTCCCAGCTTGGTTCTTAGGTAGAAACCCTAACAAAAAAGTGATGATGGTGTCTCACACTACAGATTTAGCAGTAGACTTTGGTCGAAAAGTACGTAACCTTATCTCCACAGATGAATACCAATCCATATTCCCAACGGTGCAGCTTGCATCAGACTCTAAGTCAGCGGGAAGATGGAATACAAATTCAGGAGGAGAATATTATGCGTGTGGTATNGGNTCATCTATTGCTGGTCGTGGTGCTGACCTCNTGCTCGTTGACGATCCCCATTCCGANCAAGATGTCATTAACGGAAATTTTGGAGTATTCGAGAAAGCATACGAGTGGTTTACATATGGAGCGAGAACGCGACTAATGCCTGGCGGGCGTGTGGCTATCATACAAACGCGTTGGCACATGGATGATCTNACAGGTCGTGTGACTAAGGACATGGGACAGAATGAGAAAGCCGACAGATATGATGTCGTGGAGTTTCCTGCTATACTAGATATTATAAGTAAGAAGACTAAGAAGTCAGAGCAGAAACCGNTATGGCCTGAGTTCTTTGATTTAGAAGCATTGCTGCGTACTAAGGCATCTATGCCTGTGTTCCAGTGGAACGCCCAGTATCAACAAGAACCCACCGCTGAAGAAGCCGCCCTTGTAAAAAGGGAATGGTGGAATATGTGGGTTAAAGAACAACCTCCGTCATGTGAATACATTATCATGTCACTGGACGCTGCAGCAGAAAAACATAACAGAGCTGACTATACGGCACTGACTACATGGGGAGTTTTTCTTAACGAAGATCTTGACGCGTATAATATTATATTGCTAAATAGTATAAAAAAGCGTATGGAGTTCCCAGAGCTAAAAGAAATGGCAATGGAAGAATATGCGGAGTGGGAGCCAGACGCGTTCATAGTGGAGAAGAAAAGTTCAGGTACTGCGCTTTACCAGGAAATGCGACGAATGGGATTGCCCGTACAGGAATACACACCACATAGAGGGTCAGGCGACAAATTGGCAAGATTAAACTCTGTATCAGATATTGTAGCATCGGGTCTTTGTTGGGTTCCAGAAACACGGTGGGCAGAAGAAGTTATAGAAGAGATTGCAGGATTTCCGTTTATGAGTCATGATGACTTGGTTGACTCAACTGTCATGGCACTAATGCGATTCAGACAAGGTGGCTTTATAAGATTACCAAGTGACGAGCCAGAAGAGACTGTATACTTTAAACGTAGAGGAAGTGGATATTACTAATGGCAATAGAAAAAGGATTAAGTCCTGCTCCAATGGGAATACAGGAAGAAGCTTTAGGAGCTGAAGCTTTAGAGATAGAAATTGTAAACCCTGATATGGTCACACTGGATGATGGTAGTGTAGAAGTTACTATAATTCCTGGAGACGATAATGAAAAGGGTGGGTTTAACGCCAACATTGCCGACGATATGGAAGAAGACGAATTATCTATACTGGCTGATGACCTCATTGATTTAGTGGATAGTGACTTTGATAGTCGTAAAGATTGGGCAGATACATTTGTTAAAGGATTAGATGTACTAGGATTTAAGTACGAAGAACGTACAGAACCGTGGGAAGGCGCTTGCGGTGTTTACTCTACAGTTTTAGCAGAAGCCGCAATAAGATTCCAAGCTGAGACTATGAGTGAGACATTCCCAGCCGCAGGACCTGTCAGAACTAAATTACTTGGTGAAGAAACAAAAGAAAAAGATGAAGCCGCAGCTCGTGTTAAGGCAGACATGAACTATGAGCTTACTGAGAACATGGTCGAGTATAGACCAGAGCATGAGAGATTACTTTATAGTTTAGGTCTAGCAGGCTCGTCGTTTAAAAAAGTTTATTATGATCCCAACTTAGGTAGACAGGTTGCCCTGTATATACCTGCCGAGGACGTGGTAGTACCTTATGGCGCCTCGCACATAGAGACAGCAGAACGTGTTACTCACGTAATGCGTAAAACTAAAAACGAAATGAAAAAACTACAGGCAAACAAGTTCTATCGTGAGTTAGACTTGGGAGAGCCACAAGCGTTTCATACTGATATAGAAGAACGAAAAGCTGAAGAAGGTGGATACTCTCTTACTGATGATGATAGATATACTTTGTATGAAGTGCACGCTGATCTTGTTATTGAAGGTGTAGATGATTCAGATGATGAAATCGCAAAACCATATGTGGTTACTATAGAGCGAGGATCTAACGAAGTATTATCTATCCGTAGGAACTGGAACCCTGATGACGAGCTTAAATTAAAACGACAACACTTTGTACATTATGTATATGTCCCAGGATTTGGGTTTTACGGGTTAGGTCTTATTCACATAATAGGTGGATACGCCCGTGCAGGTACATCCTTAATACGTCAGCTCGTAGACGCAGGTACGTTATCCAATCTCCCTGGAGGACTTAAATCTCGTGGGCTGCGTATTAAGGGTGATGATACACCTATAGAACCAGGAGAATTTAAAGATGTCGATGTGCCATCAGGTAGTATTCGTGACAATATTATGCCACTCCCATATAAAGAGCCTAGTCAAACATTACTAGCTTTACTCAATCAGATTACCACAGAAGGCCGAAGACTAGGCGCAATTAGCGATATGAACATATCAGATATGTCAGCTAATGCCCCAGTTGGCACGACGCTGGCACTCCTTGAGCGGACTCTAAAGCCTATGGCTGCAGTACAAGCTCGCGTTCACTATGCTATGAAACAAGAGTTTAAACTCCTCAAAACTCTCCTAGCAGAATACGCGCCAGCCGAGTATTCATATCAACCCCTTAGAGGTGAGGTTGGTGCACGACAGGCAGATTACGCATTGGTTGAAGTTATACCCGTAAGTGATCCTAATAGTTCTACTATGGCGCAGAGGGTTGTGCAGTATCAAGCTGTATTACAGATGTCACAGTCAGCACCACAAATATATGACTTACCGCAGTTGCACAGGCAGATGATTGAAGTACTAGGCGTGAAGAACGCAGACAAACTTGTCCCTATAAAAGAAGACATGAGACCTGCGGATCCTGTGAGTGAAAACATGAACGCGTTAGTAGGAAAACCTATAAAAGCATTTATTTACCAAGATCACGACGCTCATATACAAACACATACAGCCTTTATGAAAGACCCAGCAGTCGCGCAGATGATAGGGCAAAACCCACAAGCTAATCAGATAATGGCTTCATTGCAAGCCCATATTGCTGAGCATCTAGGGTTTAATTATCGTAAGCAGATGGAAGAACGTTTAGGCGCACCTCTACCACCACCTAATGCAGAATTAGACGAGGATGTAGAAGTACAACTAGCTAGAGCTGTAGCTGAAGCAGGTAAACAGTTGACTCAGGCCCATCAACAACAAGCTGCGCAGCAGCAAGCGCAACAAAAAGCACAAGATCCTGTCGTACAGATGCAGCAGCAAGAACTTCAGTTAAAAGCACAAGAAGTTCAA